TATGGACCCTCAATCTGACGAATATTATGTTGAGGTTGACAAGAGAATAAGACTTGAATTCCCCCATAAATTTGGTAAGGTAGAACAACAGACTAGTAAACCTACACAAAACGTTGCCTCTGCAACGCGTAGTTCAAAGACTGGTCGCAAAACTGTGAGACTCACACCAACACAGGTTACAATAGCTAAAAAGCTAGGTGTGCCACTAGAAGAGTATGCGAAACAACTTATAAACACGAAGGAGGTATAGGCATATGGAAAATAAAAAACCAACTCGTGCGAGCCAAAGTAAAGGTGAAACTACAAAAGTAGTATCACAAGCATCTACGGTTAAACCCAAAGAAGCTGTAAAACCTTGGACTCCACCATCGTACTTAGATACGCCCAACGCGCCAGATGGATTCAGACACAGATGGGTCAGGGTAGAAATTATGGGATTTCAAGATACTAAGAACATACAAGGACGCTTAAGGTCTGGTTATGAACTTGTAAGATCTGATGAATATCCTGATAGTGACTTCCCAGCAATTACTGACGGCAAATACGCAGGGGTTATCGGGCACGGAGGCCTTGTGCTGACAAGGGTACCGGAAGAGATCGCAAAACAAAGAGAAGCTTACTACGCTAAAGAAGCGGGTGATCAGATCAATGCAATAGACAACGATCTTATGAAGGAACAGCATAGGGGAATGCCTATCGATATTGATAGACAGTCTCGTACAACCTTCGGTGGCAAGAAAAGTTAAAAATTTTTAACGAATCAAACCAGCGATTGAACATTAAACCGTGACTGGAGGCCCGCAAGGGTAGGTCACATAAGGAGAAAACAATATGGCTAATGCGTCAACAGTTGGGTTTGGATTCAGACCCATTAAAATGGTTGGTCAGGCATATAATACGCTGGACTTTCTGAGTACAGTGTTGCTGCTTCTTCTGCTTTAATTTCGCACGCATGTTTAGTGCAATTAACAGCAAATGGAGTAGTACTCGCAGCAGGAGACGGAGGGGCAAATAACCTCGGTACTCTAAATGGAGTATTTTATACTGATGCAACTTCAAACAAACCAACGTTTAGTAACTTTTCACCTGCAAGTAATACTGCGACTGATATAGTAGCTTTTGTAAACGATAATCCTCAACAAATGTTTGAGGTTATGTCTGCAGATACTGCTTTCAATCAGAACGAAGTAGGACACTGTGCTGATCAAGTTAACGATGTTGGGGTAACTCCACTGTTTATTTCGAAATCAAAAATTTCGGCTACAACAGCGGCAGGTATCGCACAATTAAAAATACTAGGTGTTTCTAGAGATCCTGATCATTCTGACACTACTGCTGAGGGCTTTGCTCTTAGAGTAATGATAGATGAACATATCTGTGGAAATAACGTAGCAGGGATATAAGGAGATAAATTATGGCTATATCACGAAACCAACTCGTAAAAGAGTTAGAGCCAGGATTGAATGCTTTATTCGGCCTGGAATACAAACAGTATGAAAATCAGACAGCTGATATTTATACTACAGAGTCATCTGACAGAGCTTTTGAAGAAGAAGTAATGTTAAGTGGTTTTGCACAAGCACAAGTAAAAACAGAAGGTGCAGGTGTTACATACGATAACGCTCAAGAAACTTTCACAGCTAGATACACTAACGAAACAATTGCGTTAGCGTTTGCTATTACTGAGGAAGCAATTGAGGACAATCTATATGACAGACTGGCTTCTAGATACACTAAAGCTTTAGCAAGATCTATGGCTCAAACTAAACAAGTTAAAGCAGTTAACCCACTAAATAATGGAATGCCTGGCGGTACTTTCACTTCTGGTGATGGTGTAACTCTTTTCAACACAGCTCACCCAACGATTGCTGGAACTTTCCAGAATACGTTGACAACTGCTGCTGACTTAAACGAAACTTCATTAGAGCAATCAATGATTGACATTGCTGCACTTACTGATGAAAGAGGTTTAAAGATTGCTGCAAAAGCTGTTAAGATGATCATCCC